CTATGCCTTATGCAAGGACTCAAAAACCTTATCCGCAGGCTTCACATCACCAGATAAAACCGACTTATAACCCTTTTCCAACTCATCATTCAACTCACCTTGAGTCATAGAACTCACATCACGCGGCTCTCTATAACCCAATTTCACATCAAAAGGAAGCCCCTGCCGTAAAACAACCTGCTTATAAAACATGGTAATAGCACTCGAAGGAAGAAGACCCAAAGAATTCAATATATGCTCTGCCTGCTCTTTTAACTCTGGATCAATACGAGTATACAAGTTAGCTGTTTTCGCCATATAATCACCCCTTGTTTCTTACAACGATTACATGACATTGCATTGGCATTGCAATGTCACTGCATTAACATCAGCATTAACATCAGCATTTACACTTATACGTAATATTAAAAGCAAATTGCATTCAAAAACCGTAAGAAACCAGCTAATAAACTTAAAACATAACAAAATCAAGTCACAAAACTTACACAAAAACACTACTCATCTTGATATTCAAGCAAAGCATCAGTATCAATCGTTTTAATCTCAAACGTTTTTCTTGTTGAAACACAAAAATTATGCTTAATCATAAGATTTGCAAGCTTCACACCATCAACCAAAATAATATGCTGATTGTAAGAATAATCTTTAGCTTTCTGCGAAAACCTAGACGTTGTAACAAAAAGACCATGCCCTTGCTTACCAGCTAGCCGAAAACCACGCTTGATTAACACCATTCTTCTTTTTCGGTGCCTTATAATTCGGCACATATCCAACCCTCACCTCATTGGGATATGTTTTCACGATATGATACTCAATGCCGTATTTATCCAGTTCTTTAAGTCCTGTCTGCCAATGACCGCTAGATTTTTTGGATATGATTATCCCAACTTTCCAAGTAAGATAAATTAACGTAAAATAAGTGAAAAATAGTCTGTCTATGACAGTAGGCATCCACTTGACTATATAAATTTAAGGAGGTTAGTTATGAAGAAATCTGTATATCAAGCTATACGATTATTCCTTTTTTCATTATTACTCCCTCTTTTAGGACTTATTATCAATTCTCTTAAATCACTCGATTGGGAAATTGTTTATGACTCACCCTTTTTACTCATTGTTATAGCTCATGCACTTGGTTTAACAAAAATTCTTCTTTACTCGATTGTTGTCAATCAAAAAACACTCGAAAACTTAGGAGTTTGTAAAACCATCGCTATCGCGCTTATCGCCCCTGCTATTGATTTATTGATATTACAAGAGTCTCCTCGGCAATTGGGTAGTAGCTGGACTTGCACGTACATTACATTTTTTATTACTCTTGAATGTATCCCAACTATAATTCCAATCATTGTTAAAGAGTTTTTACGAAGAAGAAACCAAAAGCATAAAGCCTAAAAATGCACCCACCTAATCCATACGTGACATCAATACTATAATATCTTTTACTTCCAAGATTAGCTATGAAATCAACTTCTAACTGTTTCTTGATGCCTTTATAACGTATATTATATCTGTGAACAACATCTCGTAAACGCACGTCTCTTCCTATTTAGAATTATTTCCATTTCGGAATTTAATCTAAATACATTATGAAGAATAGGCTCATGGAACTCAACGCTATTTAGAAATCTATCGCAAAAAGTCTCTGACCTCACCTAAGCTAGTCGTGGACACTCTTTAGAATAAATACATCGCGTCCACTCCACTTAGGAGTTGCAAAACATGTACTTGTATGATGTCATCCATTTAATTAGTCTCGCTGTCTAGTCGGAGAATTGTTTTACTTGCTTGACTTAATAAGCACGACTATCCAAGCGATAAGAATCAGTTCCATTGCAATGGCTACTCCAAGCAGATGATATAACTCCATAATAGCGAAAGCTACAATAACTGGAACCATTACGCTTGTTAGAATAGAAACTAGCTGCATTTGCTTACGACTGTTTGAACATTTACTCATTTAGATGCTTTCCTAGTAAGCTAGTGCATTTAAAATCACCAGGGTCTCAAGTGAACGATAAGATAATAATAATAATGCTAACGTCCACTGATGAAATTCAACTATTTGAAACTAACGGTGCTAAAGTACATCTCTCACTAATTAACAAATTATCATAGTTGGCGTGAATGGCATTCTGAGTGACGGTGGCACCATTCATGTCAAGAGGACGAATACTGTCATACTTTTTGTTACAACGTACCTGTCACCTTATCATTCTTCTTTTTTCACATTCATTCTGCCTTACCCATTGGTAAGTAGTAGATTTTACCGTCTTTAGAAATCAATTGCACATCCTCGGCATACAGGTCAGAGGTGTCCTGCGGATGTTTAATGGATTTGACTGATGCTTGAGCCGTTATCATATCTACTGTTTTTTTGTTAATCGACCTAAAATTAAGGTCATCATCAAATAATCCAGGAATAAAATGGATGACGCGATCGATTCCATCTCTTTTACGCTTGATCTCATCTGTATCAATGCTTAAACGATTTACGGATGTCTGATGCCAGCCAGTCAATAATGCTTGAGTATCTTCCACCTGCTTTGTGTATGTCGGCAAAAGCGCTAGGCACTGCTTTCTTGAGACAGCCCCCAGATGAAGCGTATACCTCAAGTCGGAAATCTTATACAGCACATCAAGCAATGCTTTTTGGTATGTATACCAGTTTTGCGCTTCTTTTAATTCCTTTTCATAAGATGCATAATCCAGGTCATTTTTCTTTGTAAAGCCCGCCAAAGTTAAATTAACCTGACCAAGTAACTGAGTACATTCTTCTTCTAGATTATCGAGCTGCGCAATCTTTGACAGTCTCAATTCATCATTCTCAAGAATCTCTACTTGAAAGTCGGCAATTTTCTTAATATGAGCAACAAGTGAAAAAATCCGACTTCGAAATTCATTATCTTGGAAATCAGATATTTTTGAAATTCCATCACGGATTACTCCAAGCTCTGCATTTATCTGCGTCATGTAATACTGCCCAACAACAATTGATGCCAATCCCATGGCTACACCCACACTATTTGCTACTACATTTTTAGCTTTAACCGCTACAAGGTTTGCATGACCCTTGATTCCATTAGCACCAAAATAGAGTCCTCGAACCGCTCCTTCCATAGCCTTAGAATTGGTAAGTTTAGCACCAGCCGGGATTATAGCGCGATACAAAACCTCACTTCCCGCTTTTGCAGTTTGGACTGCATTGGAACCTGCTATACCAGCCTGCACCAATCCGGAAAACAAATTGCTCACACGCCCCAGAATTTTACTATCAGTTATCTCCACCAGCTCACTATCATCAGATATTGCTTCTGCCGGAAGCATTTCCATCTGAATGACAAGTTCATCGAGCTTTTGATCTGGCTGAGATAATTTACTTGTTTTCTTTACTATCATCGCACTATTATTCAAATCAGAGTTATTCTCGTCTTTGGGAATATTTGTTTTCTTCAGCCTATTAATTAGGAAAGCAGCAATCATTACCACTGCCACAATACATATGCCAACTACAACATACTCTATATTCAAAGTTCCTCCTTTTAACGTTCTATAATAGGAATAGTAAATTTTGCGAATAAATCAAGTCTCACTGATTTTGATATCTATCTCACAACCACAACTACCCGACATCTAACCCGACAACTCCATTTATTGACATCTATCTTGGCAACTCACCATCACACTTTTGGTTGGTTCTCCTTTGGATAAATTTCCGCAGAGCGTTTTGTCTGCCCGATTCCGAAGTCCCCCGATTGCCAGAAAACCGCAGCGTTACCGAGCTTTTGCGGCTATTTTCCTGTCACTCTCAACATGGATTAAGAGAACGCTATAGATACCATAGCATATGTTCATATTGGGAAATCTACTTTCATCAACACAAAAATAAACGTAATAATTTTTTACGCGTATTCTTCTAAAAACAAGTTTACACCACGGCTGCTAATCAACATTCAAGCTCTTCAAAAACACCATCTATCGGATAACTATCGCCACAAACCGCCTGATTATAACCTTTAGCCATCAACGCGTTAAACGTTTTCTCGTCCATATCATCTTGTGCTGGAAGTGACTTTGGAATAGTAAGAGAAAACGGAATACCCTTATTAAGAATGATTTGACGATAAAACATGTCAATAGCAGTAGCCCTAGGAACTCCAATAGTTTCCAAAATCTGCTCCGCCTGCTGCTTAATATTTTCTTGTATTCTCACATTCACATTCGCTGTTTTAGTAACTGTCATATCAATCAACCTCCATACACACATCATAAAATACTGTATCGCATATTGCAACACATTTGCACGAATAGGATTCCTCGACTGTCATACACGATTTTTATGTTCGCATTACTGCATCAGATAGCACAATCAAGCGCCGTGATGGTGGGAAGCACCACTTATTTTCTCGTTTGAGTTTGAACATAAAAATATCAGATAAAGGGAAGGAAATGAATTTACACCAAAGTGAGGGTTTGACCGATTCTTATCATCTTATCTCCTTTACTTTCTGTAACATATTTAATGAAACTAGCATTTTGTCGTGTATATATTAGTGAGAAGCATTTGAAATACTTTCTTAGCTTCTTAGTGAGTTTTCCCTATTTATTGATCGCAAAACATAGGGAAATTAAGCAAGAAAAAAGACGATAGATTTTTTCTTTTTTCTATCGTCTTACACATTTAGTATTTAATTTTTCAGTTCAACAAACTAGAATTGACTTATTCGAAAATTTTAATAAATCTCTTTTGCGTCTTATCACATACATATCCTATATTTTCATAGAATTTATGTGCTTCTGTTCTTGCTTCTGCTGAGTTTAACCTGATAAACTTAATTAATTTTTGTCGAGAATCCATTTCTAAATGATTCATCAATTTTTTTCCAATGCCTCTTCCTTGAAACTCTGGTAAGACAGCTAATCCTAGAATATTTAATCCACAATCTGAATAAAGACTCTCATACATTTCAGCATGTATAAATCCAACAACTTTACGTAAATCCTCATCCTCATAAACATAAATCACATGATGCTTTTTATCAGCTGATAGTTTTGTGATTTGATTCTCTACTAACTCTGTAGAAACAGTATATCCTAAAGAAATATCACATATTTCTCGTATAGATTGAGCATCTTCTTTTTTTATTTTTCTAATCATTTCATTACCTCCGCAACTTCAAATTTATCTAGCTCTATTATTTCAGATATACCCTCGACCATATAGTTATAACAGTAAATCTTACAATCTTGTAATTACCGTATTTCTATTAAGCTTAACCTTGCCTTTTCTCTTTATATATTCTTCAATATCAAACACATTCTTCTTGTCATAATCTTCTAAGAAATAATGTTTATGCAACGATCTCTTGCCATAATAGCGGGATTCATTAATATCTTTCATCTGAAATTATATGCTCTATTCCACTATGCTCCGATTTAAGATATTCTTTCATAAATGTCGGGTAAGCCTTGAACTTATCAAGCTCATCTATAGGTAACCAATGCATTGTCTCTTTAGCACCTGACTCTGTAGTACTATGGCTCGTAAAATCTCTTTTGCCCATGGACTTCATCAAGTAGTAGAATGTCAGCTCATGGAAGTCTACTCCATCTAAGCCGGAGCTACCGATGAATAAGTTCTCGTGTATGACAGCAAGGTGATCTACTTCGTAATTAAGACCTGTCTCTTCAAATACTTCTCTCTTAACGGCTTCTTCTGATGTCTCGCCCACGTGAACCGCTCCGCCAACTGAGTAGAAATAGTCGTCCTCATCATTTCTTGCAAATAGCACACAACCTTCTTCTACTATGATGGCTGCTGCTCTATATCTAAATGCTTTTTTATCGTTAATAAATCCGCAATTATGTTCCATAGTTTACTCCTTTATTTTTTATCTAATGACTGTGACTTATGGTTCAAATGCAAACAAGTTCCCAATCTGAATTGAAAATCAAAGTGATTGATACATTTGTATATCACATTGTGCACAAGCAACAGTCATTGAACTTATTACACTCGACCCTAGAGCGTTGATATCTTCCCTCATACAGACAAACTGCGCTCAAAAACCGCGCCAAGCCAGCCTAAAGCCGTCGCATACTAAACCTTTTAACGATAACTCTCGCAAACCCCTGCTACACAAGGGCAAAAATGCACCCACCTAATCAGCCTCCTGCATCTTATAGCACGGTGAAGCGCCGTGATGGCGGTAAGCTCCGCTTATTTTCTCGTTTGAGTTTGAACATAAAAATAGCAGATAAAGGGAAGGAAATGAATTTACACCACTTTTAGGACTTGACCTATGAAATAATTAATCGTTCCATTTTCAATCAATATATAGAGACCGAGTCCAATAAACACGACAGGTACAATTATTTTTTCGTACTTTTCCACAGTCTCTCCGATAGCAGAAATTGAGGCGAGATTTTGAGATAATTTGCATAGAATCAAAATCCCTAAGGCAAATATTACTAAACTTATACCAATCTCAATCAAACTCTTTCCTGTAAAATAGGGGATATAAATTCCTAAATTATCTCCACCCATTGCCACTGTTAAACTTGTAAATGCTAAGATTTTTGATCCATCTCCGGTAATTTTCCCCTCGATATCTTCTTCATCAATATCTTCATCCACAAAAATTGCTCTTATACCAAGACCTAGCGGAATTAGACCAAGGAGTCCGATAATCCAATCTTGTGGAATAAAATTTAAAAAGTAAGCGGCAATAAGACTAGCCAGTACAAGCAGTCCTGTACCTAAATACTGCCCTACATAAATTGATTTCAAACCTTTCTTTCCTTGACTAGCGAATAAAATAGTCAAAACAATTAAGTAGTCAATGGATGTAGAAACAAAAACTAATAAAGCGGATACTATTGTTTCCATTATTTCTCCTTTCAAAATGTTTAATGTTTATAGCCAATCAAAATTGACTGCACACACATTGTGCCTCGGCAGTTACCAATGTAGACATTTTAAGAAATAACTTCACAATTTTCCCACCTTTCCTTGAAATATTACTTGTGAAATTTACTTAAACTATATGATTTTGTCAAATATGCTGATAGATATCCACGCAAACTGTGAAGATTGAAAATATATAAAATTAGATAGACCAAACATTATTCATCTAAATAAAGCCATTGTTTTCAAAAGTCTTATAGTCTATTATTTTATTTTCTTGACAACAAACAAATTGATTCTAAATGGATTGAGAGGACGGGTAGTATAGCTACACTTTTTTGAGTGCCAAGCCACTAATATAATTGTAATCTTGATAATATTATGATACTTTTTTGATAAAAGGAGGTTGATACTATGATTAATATTCGCCCAGTTTCCGACTTAAGAAACAAATTCCCAGAAGTAGAAGAAACAGTTATAAATTCAAATACACCAGTATTCCTTACAAAAAACGGTTATGGAACTATGGTTCTCATGAGCATCAAACAATACTCTGCTCTCACTGACGACGTTGAAAGAAAACTCGACGAAGCAGATACTTTTGCCGCAAATACTTCTACGCGTCTTTCTAAAAACGACGTCTTTGATAGCGTAAGGAGAAGGGATTAATCAACACGAGAACACCCTTACTACAGGATTAGCGTACGCAACTTTTCTATTTTTTACGTTGTCATCGACGACACTATGGAAGCGCGAAGACTTCTATACTCAAAACGAAATATTGACGCACTACTGGAATAACTATTCCTAATAACTATCATTATTATGCTAACGATTATTGAAAAAGCTATCGTTAAAAGGTTTAAGATTGGCTTAATAGCTTGATTTTAGGCGATACCCATTCTATTAACACCATACCCATGCGATATCAGCTTGTTGGCTGGAAGCCGTGATGTTCTAATAATGGGCGTAAATTTCAAGTTCAACTTCAAAACAAACGCACTTTCTAATAAATCATTTCCTACAATAAACTATAATTTATCTCACTTCTGCGGATTTAGGTATGTAATCGGATTCTGCGCCGACTGATTCAATTTCAATCTGATTATAGATTTCCCTAGATAAAAAGCTTCATTTTCATCAAGTGTAAATCCTTGTTCATATCTATCATCCACAAAAAATAATCTATTCGCCTTTTTTGGCTCAAGAATGATATCCTGCCTTGGAAGTCTGTCCTTTGCCTCTTTGCAAACAAACCACTTTGACGGCTTATATACCGCCACAATCAAAGAATTGTATACACCAAAAACATATTCAACGGTTTTTACTTTTTCTTTTGATACTCTCCAGATACCACGAACAGCATCATACAATACATTCTCATCCATACATCTCCGATAAAGCCTATTTATTTTTATAACAAGAATTCTGTGCTTTATGTCTTTTTCTTCAAGTTCGACCGCGCCATTTATTCTTTCGTATTCATCAACCGATAATGCCTCTGCAGAATGATGCCCAGCAACAATATTAGTGAGGCCTGTGTCACTGACGTAATTAAATGCATTGATTAAAGACGCCTCTGACGCAAACGCCTCTTCTTCAGTAAGGTTTGAATTAATGATAATCTTTTCAACTTCAAGTCCAGCAGCCTTAATTTCTGATATTGTCTTAAGTTTCAGGTTCTCACTTTCAGAACTACCCAGGATTTTTTTCTCGTGTTCAAATACTCTGTTTCCTGCGCCTTTTCCAATATAGAAGATTCGCTTACTACGTGGATCGATAAGTCCATACACATAATAATCTCCAAGTGAAAGAAGACTTTTCTCTGAAAATCTATCCATCGTTTTCTCCTAATTAGCAGTTCCCCATTATTCGTATACAACTAAAATACGACTTAACAAAATCCAATACAATCATCTTCATCTGTTGATATAGCATAACTCTACATCCGTTTTTCTCTGAAATATTAAAGTCGATCAGCGTTTTTATCATAAAAATCAACAAATTGCATGATGTACTTCAAATTGTAATTTCCCATTGCAATTTTTTACTCTTTTAACATTAACACTAATCATTGAGTGCAAAATATTACTATTTCTTCTTTATTGCTTGACAACGTATACTGATTGTATCATAATCGTCTTAAAAAGGAGCTAATACTATGGCAACAAGTCCTACTCAAATTCGTATCGATAGTAATGTCAAAACAGAAGCAAATGAACTGTTTAGCGAACTCGGCATCGATATGTCAAGTGCCGTAAACATCTTCTTACGCCAATGCGTTTTACACGGCGGCCTTCCTTTTAAAGTAGAAATCCCAAAGTTCAATACTGAAACACTGGCTGCTATGCAAGAAGCCAAAAGAATTTCCAGAGACCCTAACGTACCATCGTATTCTTCTATGGAAGACCTTAAGAAAGCGCTGTTGCAAGACTGATGTACAACGTTAAGTTCACGAATGCTTATAAGAAAAGCTATAAGCGTATGGCTAAACGAGGAATCAATCTTTCTCTTTTGGATGAAGTAGTAGATAACCTAAGACAAGGTATTCCACTTGATCCTAAATACAAAGACCATATACTCAAAGGAAAATTCAACGGTTTTCACGAATGCCACATCAAGCCAGACTGGTTACTTGTTTATCTGCTAGAGGATGATATTCTCACCCTCACACTTATCGATACTGGTAGCCACGCAGACCTCTTCAACCTGTAATCGTAAAAAATGTACGATTAACCAATATCCACAACCAAAGCCAAAAGTAAAACAAAAAACAAACCAAGACTTTTCACCGCACACATCGCTTATAAGTGAAATTTAATGGCAAAATCGATAATTTATAATTTATAACTGATAAAATAGCAAATTCATATCTAAAATCTCAAAAAACCCAGCTAATAAACTTAAAACATAACAAAATCAAGTCACAAAACTTACATAAAAACACTACTCATCTTGATATTCAAGCAAAGCATCAGTATCAATCGTTTTAATCTCAAACGTTTTTCTTGTTGAAACACAAAAATTATGCTTAATCATAAGATTTGCAAGCTTCACACCATCAACCAAAATAATATGCTGATTGTAAGAATAATCTTTAGCTTTCTGCGAAAACCTAGACGTTGTAACAAAAAGACCATGCCCTTGCTTACCAGCTAGCCGAAAACCACGCTTGATTAACACCATTCTTCTTTTTCAGTGCCTTATAATTCGGCCATATCCAACCCTCACCCCATTGGGATATGTTTTCACGATATGATACTCAATGCCGTATTTATCCAGTTCTTTAAGTCCTGTCTGCCAATGACCGCTAGATTTTAATCGGATATGATTATCCCAACTTTCTAAGTAAGATAAATTAACGTAAAATGAGTGAAAATAGTCCGTCTACGACAGTAGTCATCTGCTTGGCTATATAAATTTAAGGAGGTTGTAATGAAGAAATCTATGTATCAAGCTATACGATTATTCCTTTTTTCATTATTATTGCCTCTTTTAGGACTAATCCTTAACTCACTTAGATTGTTTAATCCAGAAATTGTTTATGACTCACCTGTTTTATTTATCGGTATAGCTCACGTATTTGGTTTAACAACACTTGTCCTTTACTCAATCGTTGTCAATCAAAAAACACTCGAAAACTTAGGAGTTTGTAAAACCATTGCCATAGCGCTTATCGCACCAGCCATTGATTTATTGATATTACAAGAGTCTCCTCAACAATTGGGTAGTAGCTGGATTTACTTATACATTACGTATTTCTTAACCACTGAATGTATTCCAACTATAATTCCAATCATTGTTAAAGAGTTTTTACGCAGAAGAAAACAAAAGCATAAAGCCTAAAATACACCCACCTAATCCACACGTGACATCAATACGACAGTCTCCACGTGTGTCGGGTTATAACTATGGATTGAATTTGATATGTTGTGTAGGTGGTTTAGATGCCACAAATTACTGATACTATTTTCCTACATTTAAACTCATCATTTACACAACTTAAACATGTTGCTATTTTATTAACGCATTCACATTATTTATAAATTGATTCATGTTTTCCACAGCAATTTTTATTAATTCAGTTCTTTTATAATAACAATCTTCAAATACATAATATACTTTATTATCAATAACTTCTAATTTTATTCTACCATGTGCTATTGCATTTCTTATCTTATGTAGAATATATATAGTGTTTCCAAACTTTTCATCCCTACTTCTAATCGTACCATCTGATATTTTCTTTTTAACAAACAATGCCATTTGTGAACTATCATATTCAAAGTCATCTACGTTTAAAACAGAATATTTTATCGATTCTAGGTCAGTATCTTCCAACCTCAATGAAAAATTAATAATATATATAATTTTAAAGAACCATCGGAATTCTATCCATGAATCACTGTCTTCTTTTAATTCATCAATACTTTTCAATATTCGATCGATCATCTTAGCTTTTTTTGAATCTATAGCAATTTTATAATCTATGATTCTATCATTCAACTGAATTAGGTGAGTTAAAAAATTTGAAAATTCGGTTTCTATATCATAGATGCTTTTGACAAAATATCCTAGCTCATTCTTTGTAATATCTTTACCTAGATATTTATGTAACATTTCACAATACTTCGTTAATTCTTTTTCTGTAATTTCCGTTTTAGTAATTTCAAAGCAATCCTCATTATTAACTAAAAATTCTTTTAAAGCTTGAAATTCTCCACTCGAAAAGACCTTATTATTCATAGGATGTAGCTGATTATCAAGAGTATATTTTCGCTTTCCTTTATATTTAACTTCCATAAAATATGGAATTTCTTCACTTAATTTAATATAGGTATGTTTGTAGGCAATAGATTTTGTCATTTGATTTAAGTATAGTTTTCCTATTAATTCATGACAAAGTGGTTCTATAACCAATCCCTTGCTTTTTAAAATCCCCTTATCTTTATTGAATGCAAAATAATATGGAATTGGGCCGTTCTCTCCATAACTCATAAAACATCCGTACTGCATATGTGCAAATGAATTTCTTAAAATTTTTCTACTATCCCATAATGACTTAGGTTTATATTTTAATTCTGATTCATTAAATTCATAATAAAACGTGTCATCAACAGTTATTTTAAATCTGTCTTCAATTTCTTTAATCGTTTCTCCATATTTATTCTTAATACTAGCAATATAATTTTTAGAATCAAAAGTATCTTTTAAATAATCTTTTTCTAATTTTTCTTTGTTAAACAACATCACACAAGAATCTAAAAAAATTCGAAATCTGAATAAATCTACTAAATTCATATTTATTTTGTTTGTGCAAATATCCTGCTTAATTTTATCGATATCAAAATTATATTTATAATAATCCTCATATTTTTTTATTTGTATCACATTATTCAAAAGATAATTAGTCAAAATTTGTACCCCCCTCCGACCAACTTTTAATTTGTTATATATTATACATGCTCATCACTTATACTATACAAAAAAGAGAGACACAGAACTATGTAAAGAAGGCAATCCTACATAGGTCTATGACTCTCTTACTTTTTAATATTGATAACTTGCCCTGTTTTCAGCTTTAACTCTAAACTAGCATCTTTCGCTCGTACTTCATCAACTAGCATCCATCGTATGGATGTTTTCCTTTTCAAAGTAAATAGCAACTTGTTTAGCCTTTAGCTCACGAGCGTATTGTAAGCAATCTAAAGTATTTCTGGCAAAGCGTGAAATAGATTTAGCAATCACTAGATCTATATACCTTGCTTTACACTCTTCAATCATTCGATTAAACTCTCACCGATTCTTCATGTTAGTCCCAGAAATACCTTCATCTGCATAAATATCTACTAAGTATATAGAATTAATTAGTAACATCCATATGCTGTCCCTTTCACGGGAATTCTGCAGCAAAAACTAGGACTTTTTTGGACTTCTATTGTAATTACTTTTATAGTTACTTTTGAATAAACCACCCCGGGTGCAAGTGGGTGCACTTTTTAACGTTAACATCCTGTGCACTCGACCCTAGAGCGTTGATATCTTCCCTCATACAGCAAAATCACTCTCAAAAACCACGCCGAGCCAGCTTAAAGCCACTTCGCATTAAACCTTTTAACGATAGCCCTCGCTAAGCCTTGCTACACAAGGGCAAAATTGCACCCACCTATTAAGCCCTTGACATCAATACGACAGTCTCCACGTGGATTGAGAGAACTCCAAGTATAGCTACACTTTTTTGAGTGCACACTATGGATAGTGGGTGCACTTTTTAACGATAGGAGGGAGCTATCGTTAAAAGGTTTAAGACCTGCTTAATAGCTTGATTATTGAGCATTGAGATGGACCCAGAATTTCGGACACACTAGGCGACAAGCTGAAACGAGTGAACACTAAGTATATCATGAAGTCTTGTCTGTACGTGGAAACATATCCACATGCTTTTTAACGATAGCATAAGGTTATCGCTAAAAGGTATTACCTCGACAAACTGGGATCTAGTTTCATGGTGTCTTGGATACAATGAAACCTTGCCCTTGAACTCTGAACTTTGCCTTCTGAACTCTGAAACTATTGCTCTGTACTCTGAAACTTTTGTTTTGTACTCTGAAACTTTGACTTTCCATTCTGAGTTTTAACCTAACACTCTTAAATCTAATGCTTAATATTCCTTTTACTATTTACGGCTTATATCTGAGACTATACTTCCAGCAAATCATAGAAAGTCCGCTCATCTATGACTTCTATATCTTGCCCCTCAAGTTTTAACTTTTCTGCTTTCTTATGCTTTGAAGACTTCTCACCTTTAAGAATTGCATTGTAGTCATTGTCACCAAGGATCAGATAGTTAGTCTGCTTAGTCACACTATTATCTAAGACACCCCCGAGATTCACTACAATCTGCATCGCATCTTTGCGAAGCATTTTCTCAAGCTTACCGGTGAAAACCACATGTCGATTATAGAAAAATCCATCTTCATCAATGATCACTTCAGTAGGCTTAATGGCTTTGATATCTATCCCCTTACCACTGTGACTTCCGCTAACAGGCCATAAATCTTCAATAGCGAGATTCTTATCAGCCATACTAGATTTTACAGCATCATATAATTCTTTTGTTGATACGCAGTCAGATAAAGCACGATGTTCGTTATTATGTAAGCCTAAGTAGTTAGTTAAATCGGAGAGTCTGTGATGCTTCAACTCATGATACAGTTTACGAGCAAATTGCATCGTATCCATATACTGATTAGACAATTGTTCCTTAAAGCCTTCATTCAAAAAACGCATATCAAAAGAGGTGTTATGACCAAGGATAATGTCATCACCTATGAACGAGAGTACATCCGTTTTAACACTGTCTATAGATGGCATACCTTCCAGCATGTCATTAGTTATTCCTGTTAATGCTGTAATAAAATCGTCTATGTCAAAGTTTGGTTTAATCAACTGGTCATAACGATCTACAATTTCATTGTTCCTGACCCTTAAAATACCAATTTCAATAATTTCATCGTAATACGCAGATAAGCCGGTCGTTTCGGTATCTAGCACACAGTAATCATCAATGAGTTGCTTAGTGTAATTTGAGCTTGAATTGGACATAAAAGCACCTCCTTCATCTATTGAAATGAGCTTTTACAAATTTATCTTCTAATACTCATTATATTTTGAAAGCTAAGTGCCTTAAGCATAAAAACAGGTCGATTGTAATAATTGACCGGCTGTTTTAACTATTTTTTATAAAGATTTTGTCAGCCTTTTTCGCGCAATTACTACCGTTAGTGTATCAGATTAACTATTAAAAAACTCAAGAATTAGATGCAATTATTTGTAGCATCATTTTAGATATTTCTTTTGGAGACGGGCGATTTTCCATTTGCATCCATTCGGAAAGAAGATTCCAAAGTGCACCGGCACTGACAAGCAGTGCAGCTTTCTTTTCAAAGATGCTATCGTACAAATTTTGATTTCCACGAACGGTGTCATAAATCACAGGTAAGGCCCGATTGAATTCTTCCAGCAGATAATAGAACAGATGATTCCGCTGCAAAAGACGCAAAAAGTTGATCTGTTTCTCCCAAAAGGTAAAAAACACTTCCACAATCTGCTCCAGTGTATAGTGCCTGTTTTTTTGAAAATAAGTAATGTAGTCCTCACATCTTTCTAAGAAGCATTGCTGTAATACCTGCTCCTTCGAATCAAAGATCCGATAAAAAGTTCTCCTTGACAAAAGCGCATGTTCGGCGATTTCTGTTACGGTAATACGAGCGTAGTCTTTTTGGCTCATGAGATCCAACAAGGACTGCATCAACCATTGACGGGATTGCTCAGCGATGGGATTCTTTTCCTTTTCTACCAAACTCATTTTGGTCCTCCTGTCACACTTTTTCGGGATTGTAGCACTTGAACTTCTTCCATTAACAATCATGTCTTTTTGAATATAATATAAATTAGAAAGTGACACAAGTGAGACAGATAAAGGAGGCTCAATTTTATGAATACAATAAATACGATTGTTTGGCTGTTCCCGGTTATTTTTATGCTGCATGACTTCGAGGAGATTATTTTTGTGGAGGCATGGAAACGGAAATATAAAAGAAAAATACAAGCAACAAAAATGAAGAAGATTCCATTTGCCGATTTGGGAAGCACCCCGTCATTTTCCATTGGTGTATTGATTGAATTTTTCATTATTTCAGCTTTATCGCTCTCTGCTTGTATCTTTGATTGGTACTTTTTGTGGCTGGGATTATTTTTTGGATTTACCATTCACCTGATTGTGCATTGTATGTTGGCGTCGCAATTTAAAGGCTATGTACCCGGAGTGGTCACCGCAGTCCCGTTACTTCCGTTTTGCTTTTATATCCTTTGGGTCTCAAATGAATTCCTTTCTTTTACCACAGCTCAATTATGGATCAGTTGTGTAGTAGGCGCTATTTTGATGCTCTTAATGGTGGCTGTTTTGCATAGATGTATGAAATCGTTTGAAACTTTTATCAAGAAGTGGGAAGTTTAATTACCCACAAATAGCAAATTTTTAAGGAGGTCTTTTGCATGGAGTTGGAATTTAAACAAGGTATGTATCACCTAAATCCTGATTCTAATTTTAACTTTCAGCTTAACCGTGTCATTCTTTGGGATGGAGGGAATTTAAACGATGTGATGCAGGCTGCCAAAAGGATTACAGACAGCACAAGCTGGAAACAGGAAATGATTTACCTTGGGGATCATGCACTCTCTAAAAACAGAATCCCTCAGGCAATTGCATATTACCAGATGAGCGAATTTTTTGATGGAAATCCTGGCAACAAGGAATACTATATAAAAGCCACAGGACTGTTTTATGAGTATTACCATTCTTATTTCGATGAGAGACGTGTCCAGAAAATTCAAGTTCCATATGAAGATGTTATGCTGCCAATCATGGTTGCAAAAACTCAAAAACAATGTAAGGGCACCATTCTTTTACACGGTGGTAACGATTCATGCTTTGAGGAAATGTTTTTGCCGATGTTATATCTTTCTGAACACGGGTATGATGTATATCTATTTGAAGGTCCTGGACAAGGCAACGTTCTTCGTGTTCAAGGTAAACACTTTACATATGCTTGGGAACGTCCGGTCAAAGCAATATTAGATTTCTTTCACTTGAATGACGTCATTATTATTGGTGTTTCTTTGGGAGCTATGCTGGCCCTGCGTGCTGCTGCACTTGACAAGAGAATTACAAGGGCTGTATCTTGGTCTGTTTTTCCGGACTTTCTTGACGTGGTTCTCGACCAAATACCAAAAAAGGTAGCCGGTATCGTTCGGTTTATGTTGAAACATAATCTTCGCATCGTTCTCAGCCCTATTCTTTGCATGATGAAATTGATACGGAAGAATGACCCATTATTTCAATGGGGTGTCAATCATGGAATGTACGCCTATGGAGCTGACAGCATTTATGATTATCTGAAGAAAGTGAGTAAATATCAGATTATGGATGTGGCCTCCATGATTGAACAAGATGTATTGATTCTTGGTGCCAACCAAGACCACCTCGTTGATTACCGAATGATCGGCAAAGAAATCAACGCACTTACCAATGCGAACTCTCTCACATTTCGCCTTTTTACTGAAAAAGAAAATGCGGGAAATCATTGCAATTTAGGAAACGCCAAACTGGCTTTAGATGTGATACTGCAATGGTTGACATTTTTAAAACAGCGTGATTTAGAAGTTAGGAAGAATTGAATTCATTTCAAGAATCTCATGTACATCTATCCTATTATACTCAACGTGTAACTCTTTTAACAGCAAAAAAGCACGTCAGCAGCTTGCTGATATGCTTTTATTTTGCCTTCTAACATTTCCTATAAGCTTAACGCTTTAATTCTGTTTTGCTCCCATCAAGGAAAGTAAACTCAACCTTTCCATCTTTATGCACGCATAGATAGTCAACCATGCTAAGCCAGACGTTTTCATCGAACGCTGTTAACAAGTCCTGCTTTTTCAAATCCTCGATAAAATATTCAACTTCATCATGCCTCGCTTGCTTATTAACAATAGTAGCTTTGACTTCTTTAAGCCTTGATTCTACAGTATTGAACCTGTTCACTAGACTCGTATATTTTTTCTCCCACATATGCTACAGTACATTTCCTTCTGCAAAATTTTTCCCACTTCACAGGGTGGGTGCAAAGTGGGTGCACTTTTTAACGTTAACATCCTGTGCACTCGACCCTACACCGTTGACATGTTCCCTCATACAGCCAAACCGCGCTCAAAAACCACGCCAAGCCAGCCTAAAGCCGCCACACGCTAAACCTTTTAACGATAGCCCTCGCTAAACCCTGCTACACAAGGGCAAAAATGCACCCACCTAATCAGCCTTTGACATCAACACAACACTCTCGACGTATCAAAACTACCCTGATGATAACCATGCATCAAGAAAAGAGCCTTAACGTTCGTTGCAGGAAAGAAGCTGACAAGGGGAATGTCGTATGATGATAAAAGTCTAAGGCACTACAAACTGGGATTTGGATTTTACTTAAAATTGTATTATTTTATTAGCGATATCTTCTACAAATCGCTTATCGTGTTCCACAAATATGAGTGTAGGCTTTGCTTCTTTTATAATTTCCTCAATCTGTATTCTTGATATTACATCTATATAATTCAGTGGTTCATCCCAAACAAATATATGAGCTGGCTTTGAGAAACTTACAGCAATTAAAACTTTCTTTTTTTGTCCATCACTATAATTCTTCATATCCATTTCAAATAATTCTCTTGAAAAATCTAATTTTCTTAGAATTGTTTTACACAATGTTTCATCAACATCTTGCTTGTGAATATATTCATTTAGGCTACCTGTTAAATTAGATGTGTCTTGAGGAATATACGAGATTTTTAAATTACCTGCTAATTTTATCTCACCTGTATACTCGTGATTTATACCTAATAAAATTTTAATCAAGGTTGATTTTCCGCTACCATTACCCCCATATATAGCCACTATGTCGCCTTGCTTTATCTCAAAACTTACATTACTTAGGATCTGTCTTTCTCCATAGTATGCTGATAAATTGCTAACCGATATTAGGGGATTTTTGTGATGATGTAGCGGATGCAGTAATAGGCTTTCCTTTATTTCGATATCTTTTAGTAAACTCTGTTTTTCTTCTATTGCCTTGTTTTGTCTATTCTCCAAATTCTTAGATTTTTTCATCATCTTGGCTGATTGATGACCTATATGTCCTTTGTCTGGTTTTACACCTGATACTTTCACACCATTTTTAGTATTTTCAATTTTATCAGACCAAATTTGACTTTGTCTTGCAGCCTCTTTTAATCGTTTAATATCTTTTCTTAATCTCTCATTTTGACTAATTTCAAATTGGTCTTTCATCACTTTGTTTTCATACCATGATGTAAAATTTCCCGATTGGACATCAATAGAATTCCTGTTAATAGAAATAACATGATTGATACAACCATCTAAAAAATCTCTATCATGAGAAATGAGCAAAAATCCTTTTTTACTTTTCAGATATTCACTTACAATTTTTCTTCCGTTCATATCTAAATGGTTTGTTGGTTCATCAATAAGTAAAAAGCCATCTCCTCTTGTAAACAAAATAGCTAAAAGGATTTTTGTTTGTTCTCCTTTAGAAAGCGTTTCAAACTCTCTGTAAACAAGGTTCTCATCTACATTTAGCAAACTGAGTTCTCTAAATAATTTCCATTCTTCATCATCTGATATTAGTTCTTTATATAACTCAATTCCTAATTTTGAAGTATCGCTTATATTTGGTGGAAATTTAATAAATTCAACATCCTTGCTTATTTTACCTTGATAAGTTTCTTGATTTAAAAGTAACTTAAATAGAGTTGATTTACCGATTCCATTTCTTCCTATCAATCCCGTTTTCCAGTTTGTATCAAAGGAAAACGATACATTTTTAAATATGGGTTTTACATATCCATAATATGAGAAAGTGAGGTTTTCAATTTTAATTACTGACATAAAACGCCTCCCTAAACTTATCATTTACCGCCATGGGTGCAAAGTGGGTGCACCTTTTAACGTTTAGTTTTTCCTGTATTACTACGCTTATCACTGCTTTGCTTTTTCAGTTATTTCAATTCTCGATTAGGCAATTTTCCAGTTCTCAAAGCGACAGTAACAAACTCAACCTCTTGCAAGCACTTCTCGCAAAGTTCATAACCCTCATCGAAGTTCACTCTTGACCTAAATGTGCTAGCAATGAATTCGCATGGTGAGGAGATCCTTTCAACTACACCGCACCGTTCACACTCAGCATACACACTCCCATCCTTAATCGGAATAAACATTCCATGGTCTTTCTCATTTCCCATGACGCTAACATCTTCGAAATCATCAAATTTTACATAGAGCATATACGGCTTCCTCCTTTATTGGTATGTCTATATACGCTCTAATTCCAACTTATATCAAGTTTTATTGCTTCTTTTTTGATCTATATGTCTGCTACTTCGCAATAGCTTTCCCATTAAGGCAGTGCACCATGTAATGCGCAAATCCATCGTTTTTACAGTTTACCTTCTTCTTATCTGAAACCTCGGTGACACCATTCTCACAAACTACTTCAAGGCTTGCATCCTTGGTGATTGTTCCTTCTAAAATACTCATGCCATTTAACGTATCAAGCGTACAAACATGAGTTACTTCTACGTTTGTTGCTGAAGCCAACCCATTATAACATTTAAGAAAGACATCATCCGCTTTCAAATTAACAACTTCTACCTTGCCATTGTTCACTTCTACATAAAGCTTACCAATCTCAATATCCGTGATGAGCACTTGATTAGAATCAGATTCAACCTCACAAACTTCCACATCATGTGGCAAACTCACAACAATTTCAGGCATACCCTGAGTAAACCACCTCAGCCAATTCGAAGCTGAGACTTTTTTAGTTTGAATAAGCCTTATAACATTTTGCGCTTCCTCAACCCTCAATATATCTTGTTCACAGTTAACAAAGCTCACACCAAAGGTATCAGCACGTTTCACCGTTAAACGAACATCTTTCGTCTCTGCGATAAACTTCTTATTATCCATTCCTTAAGCACCTCCTCGTGCACATACTAATAATCAGGTTTCATTTTACCTTTTGAGCTATATTTTCCCACTTCACAGGGTGGGTGCAAAGTGTGTGCACCTTTTAACGTTAACATCCTGTGCACTCAACCCTAGAGCGTCGACATCTTCCCTCAAACAGCCAAACTGCACTCAAAAATCACGAGAACCCAGCTTAAAGCCGCCGCACATTAAACCTTTTAACGATAGCCCTCGCTAAGCCTTGCTACACAAGGGCAAATTTGCACCCACCTATTAAGCCTTTGACATCAATACGACAGTCTCGATGTGGATTGAGAGAACGGGTAGTATAGCTACACTTTTTTGAGTGCACAGCATGGATACTGGGTGCACTTTTTAACGATAGAAAAAGCTATCATTAAAAGGTTTAAGATAGGCTTAATAGCTTGATTCTTGAGCATAAAAACAGCCTAGAGAGGACCCCCCCCTAGGCTGACTTTTGCAACATTTCAAACGCTCACATTCTTTTGGCTTTTACGATTCCCCTTCAATTTACGATGCCCTTTCAATATCCACACTAATCTCTGATTTAAAAGTTACGCTGAACCTGTCCTCGTAAACTTTTATTTTCTTGATGTACTTTCTTACCAGCTTCTCGTCATATTCACTAAGCTCGTGACGCTCACTTTTCAGAAAATCTTCCATTTCTCTGATTCGTCTTTTAGCATCTTCTTGACCTGCTTTTTCTATAAGAAGCTGCTGCTTCTTAGCCTTCAGTTCATCAATCTCATCAGCTATTTTCGTGTAGTCTTTTTTAGCTTTAAGCAAGGTTAGTAGTATCGCTTGTTTGTCTGCAATTTTTTTATCAACCGTTTCAATCTCACTTAAGTTGTTGCCCGCGATAATTTCTCTAATATTGTTATTCAACGTATCCAATACTTCATCCGGTATACTAAACACCTTGTTTATGGCTTTCACTATGGCAGATTGCAGTTCGTTCTCTTGTACTGTCGGAGCATCGCAAGCACTAGGACCATTTTCCACTCTGGTGCAACAACGCCAGACAACAGAATGCACTCCTCGATTGTTCCAAGCAATTCTTCTGTAAACATCCCCGCATTTAGAACAAACACATAGGCTGGATAAAGCGTACTTGCTGGAATAAACTCTTCTTTTTTTGTTCTCCTCACCACTAAACATGTTGGCTCGTCTTACCATTTCTTCTTGAACTTTAAAGAAAATATCTCTTGGAATAATCGAAGCGTGGCTATCTTTTACATAATACTGTGGTTCTGTTCCATCATTTTTTATACGAACATGGTTAATAAAATCTGTCGTGATGGTTTTTTGTAAAAGAGCATCACCAATATATTTTTCGTTTTGCAAAATGGTTTTAATATTAGACAAGTGCCATTTTAAATGCCCGGCGCCGTTTTTAATGCCGTCTTTTTCAAGGCCCTCCGCTATATCTCTAAGGCTTGCTCCTTCTAAATATTCTCTATAAATTCTTCTTACGACTTTTGCTTCCTGTTCAAGAATTACAAGATTCCCTTCATCGTCTTTTGTGTATCCTAAAAACCAGTTATGGTTGATTTGCACTTTGCCTTCCTGGTAGCGGAACTTAAGTCCAAGCTTCACATTCTGAGAAAGTGACGCGGATTCCTGTTGAGCTAAAGAAGCCATGATAGTAAGCAATAGTTCTCCGCTTGCTTCCATGGTGTTGATGTTTTCTTTTTCAAAAATGATCGGAATGTTTTTGTCTTTCAACTGTCTGACAAACTTTAAACAGTCGATAGTGTTTCTCGCAAAACGGCTAATCGACTTAGTGATAACCATGTCTACTTTGCCACTCATGCAATCGTGGATCATGTCGTTGAAACCGACACGTTTTTTCGTGCTGGTTCCTGAAATACCGTCATCAGCGTAAATGCCGGCAAACTCCCAGAGAGGATTTCTTGAAATATAATCCGTATAATGCTGAACTTGCGTGTCATAACTTGTTGCCTGTTCTTCACTGTCAGTACTGACACGACAATACGCTACTACTCTTAACTTCGGCTTATCTTTATGCTGATCTACCGTATTACCCGCTATTTTTCTTGGTGGAATAATTGTAACGTTGGCATTCATTTTACACCTCCTTGATTTGACTGTACGCGTATGCTGCTTGCCGATAAGGATCATCGTATTTCTTTTCTATAACGCCTATTTCATACGTGAAATTTGTTGTAATTAAAGGTTTTAGCTCTGTTGTACGAGGTTTTCTTCTAAAATTGTTGGCTCTTAACTGCTGAACTTTATAAAAAGTTTCTTCATCTAAAAGACTCGGGTAAAGCGATGTTCCTAAGTACGTTTTATTTTTCAAAATATTGCTAATTACAGAATGTGTTTTATCAATGTTCACCGCTCGAGCCGTTTCAGAAATCGTTCCAAATTCTAAGAATTTACGGAAAAGTTCTCTCACTTTTTGAGCTTCTTTTTCGTCTATAACCGCTTTACCGTCTACTATTCTGTAACCATATGGGATGTGTGCCATGTTTCTTTCACCTCTTCTTCTAATTCCAATCCGCATTTCAAATGAAAAATAAATTCTGTTCTGCTTTTAACTACGACATTGTCTACAAAATCCAGAAAATCCTCGTCCTTAAACTCGCTAAATACTTCTGTGACGCTTACGAACCGTTGAAGTTTTTGTGCCTCGTTTAAGTGCGTTAAGTTACCGTTTAAGCTGTTGGAAAGCTGAAGTTTTTCCTTAAGACAAGTATCTATTTCCGTTTTAAGCTGATTGCTTTCCAGATAGTAGGAATCCATCTCAATGTAGCCACCGGCGAAAAGCTTACTGAGTACTTGCTCCTGTTCTTGCAGCTTAGCTATTTTTTCTTCAAGTCCAATAACTTTGTTCAATCCGTCTTTATTATTCACACCTCTCAAACTTTCTACGAGAGGAGTCAACATTTGAACGTATCCTGCTTTTAACTTGTTTAACATTTGCAGGAAGGAAATTTTAAGATAACTTTCCATAACAGACTTTTGTGAACAAGCATGAATATCTTCAAGATGCGTTATACAAACCCATATGCCATACGCCTTATTATGTTGATAAATTATTCGTCTTTTACACTTGCTTCCACACTCACCACAACGAATTTTACCTGAAAACGCATAAAGCTTATTGTACTTACCACTACCACATACTATATTATTTTCACTTCTTCTCCACGCGATAATCTCTTTTACAAGATTAAAAGTTTCATGACTGATGATAGCCTCGTGATGGTTTTCAATAACATACTGTTGTTTCTCGCCACAGTTTTTATGACGGTTAAAATTATCGTCTGTAAATGTCTTTTGAAAAATCACATCCCCTGTGTATGTTTTATTAGTCAAAATAGCATTCACGGTACTTGAAGTCCAACTTCCGCCCTTTTTAGTTGGAATCTTTTTATCGGTCAATACTCGTGCTATTGCTTCTCCACCCATGCCGGAAAGAGCCATGTTGAAAATTTCTTTTACTACCCTGGCTTGCTCGGGAACTATAATCATTTTCTTATTCTCGTTTTTATACCCATACGCAGGGCAAGAAATGACGAAGGTTCCGTTTTCGAACCGTTTTTGAATTGCCCACGTGTTGTTTTCCGAGATGGATCTTGACTCGCTTTGCGCAATAGAACTCAGGATAGAAAGCATAAGCTCTGAACTCATATGCTCGGTATCAATGTTTTCTTTCTCAAAATACAAATAAATACCGAGACCGGTAAGTTTTCTAACTATTTCAAGACAGTCAACCGTGTTTCTTGCAAGCCTACTAATAGACTTTGTAATAATCCTGTCTATTTGACCGCTCTGACAGTCTTTAAGCAGTTGTTTAAGACTTTCACGCTTACCGATTTTCGTGCCGCTAATACCCTCGTCAAAGTAAAGCCCCGCATACTCCCAGCAGGGATTAGACTTAATATAGTTTTCGTAATGCTCCTTTTGCACTTCTAGACTGAGAAGCTGCTCATCACTATCACTAGAAACTCTCGCATACGCTGCAACCCGCGTCTTTTTCTCAAAACCAGTTTTTCGCATTGTAGAGTCTATTTTTATTATTTCTTTCACTATTTCCCCTCACTTTCAGCTAATACTATTCATCACTCTAAAAGCAGTGTTTATCAAGCTTTTAACCCAATAATTCCTTGTAAAACGGGTGAAATTTTTCCCTGTTAAGACGGCTTATTTTTTCTTTTTCTTGCTCGCTGATAAGCCCTTTTTTAAAGAGTGAAACGGTAAGTTTTTCGGCTATTTCAAAACGAAAATCCGCCTGCATACTCTCTTTTGTCCAAGCCCTCGCTTTAACATCCGTTAGCCCGTGAGCATCATTACTTATTTGCATGATGCTCACCTCCAAAACGATGTTCTATATAGCAGGCGTGGCAGCAGTATTTTCTGGTTTTATTACCGTAAGAGATAAAAGAATTTTTGCAGTTAAGACAAGTGCACTCATAGTTTGCCTGTCTTTTTACCAACTGTGTATGCTTGTTCCACCACGTGTTTCTACACGCATCAGAGCAGAAACGTTTAACTTTTCTTCCTGTGTTTTGCTTGATTGGTTTTGAACAAGATTCACATAATGCCGTCTGTGTTTTCATAGACTGGATTACGCCTAGACTGTTACGTTTGCAGTAGCTTTTAATCGTATTAACGGAAATATCCATACGGTTTGCAATCTGCGTATAGCTAAGGCCTTCATCTCTTAGCAATTTGACCTTGCGTTGTTCTTCCATATTCATAAAAAGGCCACCTCCTATGAGGTAGCCTTGGGAAAGAATAAAATCTGACGGTTTTTTAATCTTTTTTGTAAAAATCGCACTCGTAGCCGTCAGCTCGTAAAAAAAGTCCTTCTGCCCAAGGTGGTGTTCTTCCCATTAGCTCACACACGCTTTGAACACTCACGCTTTTATCGGTTTCGATAATGGCTTCATCATGCACGTGAGCAACGATGCGATATTCTTTCAGCGTTTGCATGGCGTAAAGTAGAATGTCACGAGCTATAGCTTGCGTAATGTTTTCCACGAATTTAGGCCCGTAGCTTTCCAGCCGCTCCCATTTTTTAGTAGTTCCCACACCCTCATAGGTGACTGATTCGCCACCGTACTTGTTTTCTTCCACACGTGGCTTCACATAGTAAAGGCATCTTTTCGAAGGCAGTTTGATGATAAGAAACCCACTCTTGTAAGTGAACACGATATTGTGTGTTCGCACAGATACGTGTTCGTGTACACACTGTTTTACCGCTCTGTCCACATCCCACCACAGTGTTGTCACCATCGGGTTAGATGATCTCCACGCGTCAACAAGTGGCTGAAGTTCATCCTCTCTAAGACCCATGTCGAGTGCTCCCATAGCTTTTAACGCACCAACAGAGCCGCCGTATCCAAGAGCGAGTTCCGCAATCTTACCTTTCTGCCGCAGGTGCCCGTTTACTCCGTGCTTTTCAACAGGTACGCCAAACATTTGAGATGCTGACGAGCAGTAAATGTCTTTACCTTCCGCAAATACTCGCATACGCCATTTTTCACCCGCAAGCCAAGCCAAGACTCTCGCTTCGATCGCTGAAAAGTCTGCGACAATAAACTTAAATCCCGTGCGTGGAATAAAAGCAGTGCGGATAAGCTGGGATAAGGTATCCGGAATATCCTCATAAAGCATTTCCAACGCTTCAACATTTCCTTGTTTAACAAGACTTCTAGCCTCAGCTAGATCAGGCAGATGGTTTTGTGGCAGGTTTTGTAATTGCACAAGCCTTCCCGCAAACCTTCCTGTACGGTTTGCCCCATAGAAGCGAAACATGCCACGCTCCCGATAATCCATGCATGCAGCGTTTTTCATCGCCGTATACTTTTTCACCGAGGATTTGGCAAGCTGCTGGCGAAGACGTAAAACTTCCGCCAACTCTTTACCCACTGTTTTAAGTTCTTTAGCGACTTCTTTTTTACCAAGCGACTCCATTTCAAGCCCATGCTCTTTAAGCCAAGAGCGCATTTGTAACACTGAGTTCGGGTTTTCTAAACCTGTAATATGCTTAAGCTCACTCATGAGATGCGTTTTCACCTCTAAGTCGAGTTTTATGGCTGATTCAACGAAACGAGGATCTATTTCTATCCCACGGTCGTTGATCTCCTGGTCGAGATAAAACTCCTGCCATAAAAAGTCTGGTACGGGAAAGCGTGAGAGCTTTTCTTGAATACTCATTTCAACTTCCACATCACGCTTGTTATACGATTTAAACAGCTCCCACTTTCCCTTATCGTGAAAATACTTGTTTCTTGTTCTTCCACCGTTTACTTTCGTAGGATTACACGGCAGGCAGAAATATTTAATAAGATTCTTACCCTCAGTGAGTTTCTGCTTATCAAGACCCAGTACTGCTCCCACGTTTTCAAGCGACATGGGAAGTCCCAGGGTGGCTGACCAGATCATTGTGCAATGCCAGGAGCTTGGGTTTAAAAACAAGCTTTCACTTTTCACTGTCTGACTAGGGTTAACATTGATGCCTTTATCTCGCAGGTAGCGTGATAAGCAGACTCTTTCAAACTGAGCGTTAAACGCCCACTTGGTCACTGTTTCATCTGTTAAAGCGGAAAGCACAACCTCTGGTATGGTTTCACCTTGTGCTAAGTCAACGACTTTAACTTCACTACCGTCCACACTGTAGCCAAAGAGCAGTATTTCAAAATCATCCGATTCTGCGTACTTGTAAACACCACATTTTTTAAGGTCAACGGAGGAAAACGTTTCTAAATCTATACTCAAATTTTCCAAATTACATCACCTCCAAGTTAATAAAAGAGGTGACAGAAAACCTGCCACCTCCTTGGCTTTCTTACTTTTTGTTCAGCATGTTTTTGACTTCGATATAAAGACTGACAAGTTTTCTTACCACGAAATCAAGAAGCAATACGCCAGCAAATACTCCAACAAACCAGCTAATCATCTTCACATGCTCCTTATGCTAGAAAGTCATCATCTTCTAAAGTCGTAAAATCATCAGTTGCAAGGCTACGTCCGCCGAGTGGCTCACCGTTTCGGATTTTTTGAATGTTGCCAAGACCGCAAGCGATACCCTTATTACCGTTAGAGTTAAACGCGTAGAAGTTGATGGAAACTCTCGCATAGCAGCCTGAATACACTTCGCTGCGGTCCATGATTGGTTTTACCTGCTTGTCTACAATCTGCGGAGGAGTAGTGGAGTTTGCGTTAATGAAGTAGTGTCCTTTATACGCTTCATCATCACGCTCAATATCCCCGTCCCTCAGTGGGAGTTTAATTGCTTGCTTGTTTGGTTTCTTACCGCCGAACTTGCCGACACCTTCTTCAATCGCAGCATCAATAGCTTTCTCAATAGCATTTACTGTTTCAACATCATCTTTAGGAATAAGCAGTGAAACACTATATTTTTCAGGACCGCCATTAATAGACTTTGGCTCCCAACCGTTGAAATAGGAAAGACGCGTGTTCTTACCTGTGATAACCTTAGTTTTGTTAAATCCGTTCATTTTACTTTTCCTCCTTAAATTCTTGATTAATATTTTGAACGTTGACTTTTGCCCGCTTATCCGAGTCTGGTACGAGCGTAAGTTTTCCGGACGGTTTTATAATTAGGTCGCCCAGAATATCCTCAAATTTTTTCTTGCCCATCAGCTTTTGCATTTCTGTTAAACCGATAAGACTAGTTTTGAAAATGTCGGTAAAGCCATGAGCTTTAGCTTTCTCAATAACCGCTGTCTCGTCCTTAAACTTTCGAACTGATCTGCCTTCCACGAGTTTGAAACCATGCCACTCTTTGCCGTGGTTAATAGCTGAATCTGTGGCGTACGCTAAAACATCATCAGCCCATTTCGTTAACTGTGGGATAAGCGTGAGTACTTCTTCAATCTCACTATCCGTTAAAACAGATGGCGGTTTGAACTCAAGTTCTGCAAGTTTAAGGTTTTCTTCCGCCCGTTTACGGCACGTGGCTTTTGCCCTGCAAAACCTGCACCAGTCACCGGCTTCAAATTCGCCTTCGCCTTTGTTAGCAAGCCCTGCTTTTGGTTTAAGCACGCTTTCAGCCCAAGAGATAAGCTCCGCAACAGGTAGTGTGAAAGTTGATACGTTGTCACGTCTTGGCTGAAAAATACTCATCTCAACAGTTTGTATCTCGTACAAGCTGTCGAAAAGCGTTAAAGCTCCAAGAGCGTAGCATTTCATCTGCGGATTCTCGTAAGCATCAACCAGCACGCCTTGACCGTACTTAAAGTCGATAACCTGCAGCGTTTTATCGCCTACAATAATGCAATCCGCTGTACCAAACCCGTCCGGCACGTAAGTTGAAAAATCAACTTTTTGCTCTATGAGAATAATAGGATCTTGACAGTTAAGTTTTGCCTGCTCGTATTTTTCCATTACGAAATCCACGTAAGCATCCGAGCATTCCTGCATCTCGTTTGAGTCATACTCTGTTGACGGTTTTTCACACGGACGGTTAAGAAGCTTATTCAGCTTGTACTCACACCACGCGTGTGCCGCTGTTCCTTCCTCGGCTGCCACAGAAGTGGTGTTTTCAAACTTTTCTTCTAAAACAGCACTCGGAGTACACTTAATCCACCTGTGAGCAGAAGATGGGGAAAGTAAAGCATGCTTAGTCACTTGTCATACCTTTCGCCTCTTCAAGAAGCTCAGCGTACTTACTTTCATCAAGTTCTGAAAGCCTGTTAGCTCCGAACTTGACGATAAGCGCTTTTACTTCCGCGGTTTTACCATGTTGGCTAAGTTTTGCTAAAACCGCTCGCACATCCTCTAAGCTCACCTTTTTAACAGACTCCTTATTATTAGGAGCTGTTTCTTTACAACCAGCACCAGAAGCACCGGCATCATCAAATAGCGTTTTAAGATGAGCTGTTAAGTTTTCCAAGTCTTTGATGACTTCTTTCAATATTTCCTTTTTCACGGTTTTTCCTCCTTAAACTTCTTTGACATCAACTGACTGAACACTTTTCCCAGGATCTAATAGGTAGACTTGCGAGTAATCACCAAACAGCCAGCGGATAAACCGCTGAGGTAATCGCATCACAGCTCCACGTAGAACCTGTTTCTTCTCACCGTTTTCACCGGTGACGTTAATAACGATCTTGTGTTTCACGAGTTTTGCCTCCTTTCTGTAAGGGGTTTCTCCCTTACACATCACAGGCAAAGAAAAAGGAGGAGTTTTTAACCTCCTCCAAATAAAATTTCTAGAATTTTTTAACGCGTTTTTCTAAGCTTTTCTAGAGCCTTATCCAGATGCTTTTTCACGCCAGCAGACGAGATACCAAGCATGCTCGCAATCTCTGACTGAGTGTATCCTCCAAAAAACATCAGTTTTACTACTTGACTCTGCTTATCTGTCAGCACTGAAAGCATGGATTCTGTTCTCTCTGACATTTCAAAACCATAATCATCAGCACTAAAACCATAATCATCAGTAGTACTGAGAGCTTCAGCAAGATGACTTTTATCTACTTCAAGCTCACCATCTGCATCAAAGTCAAGTGAAAGATTATAGTTACGTGGAAAATGCTCGTTAGCAGCATACTCCACGTCATCCTTGTTAGGCTCATAACCATGCTTAAGATTAAAATGCTGGATATATTCTTCTTTCCACGCCTTAATTTCAGCTTTTTCTTCAGCAGTTCTACCTGGACGCAGGTTCTTATTGTTGTAGTAAACCTCGCTGTCATCCATTGAGTGAAGCATCTTAATATCCGCAACGGTTACACCGTTTTCGCCAGGTTTAATAACGATGACTTCTTTTTCATAGCCACCATTGTTGTTGGAAAGCAACCTCTCGTAAGTGTAGATATTTCTTTCCTTAATATTTGTTTTGCGAGTCTTCATAAAGAACTCCTTCCATCGATTTCGATGAAGGAATCCTTTGAATTCAGCTAAAACGAGGCATAGTAAAGCCACTACAAGCTAAAAATGAAGAATTCCTTCATTTTGTTACTTGCAGCTGCCTCATTCAGTAAGACCGCTGACATTATTAAGTTGTTTTTACGAAGTTTCTGAATGAGCTTTTGTACAATTAGCAAACTTCGTAAACGCCGTATAGATGAAATATGTCTATACTTTGAAAGAGAAAACGTGTTTTTGCGTTAAGAATCTTTCTGCACACGCCTACCACACTGATTCAACTTGTTATAAGCACAGCTTTTTTGATAAGATATGCGCGAAAGAATTACACATTGACATGAGTTTTTCTTTCTACCTCTAACCTATAGTTGACCGCGTTGTATGTGTAGGCTGATTAGAGTTACTAAGGAGGAAGAGAGTTACTATTTTTCAACAAGGGGGTTATTTAAGATGACTTCAATAAAAAATGCCTCAGTTAATGTTCCACATCTCAGTGGTGGAATCTTATTTAACCTGCTTACTGAATCAACAAAACAAAAAATAACTGCTCGTGCAAAACATAATGGCTATAAAGACCTATACAGTGACACTAATTTGATGGCTTCACTGATTACCTTAACTACTGGAGACTCGTTTATTCCGATGGGAGATACGTTTAAGAAAAACACCAGCGACTATAAACGATGCCTTATAAGCAAATCCACATATCTTGACTTTGACAATGTGGCTAAAGTTACCTCATTGCACACTAAAGTGATATCTAAAGATCTAAATGTTTATGAAGATATGAAAAATCTAGTAAACAATTTCCTGTCTGAGTCACTACATATTTGGCTTGTTAAAGCCTTAATAGAAACAATTATGCAAGACTCAACAATTGCCTCTGATGCCAAGTTTGGCATTTCTGTTGAAAAAGCAATAAAAAAAGAGCAACTTAATAAAGTCACTCAAATAAACATAGATTGCTTTCTAGTTAGCATATGGGATTATATTTTGCAGAAGAAAAAAGATAATACACTTGGACGTCCTACATTTGAAGCATGGTACAAACAAAGCAGCATCAACGGTAAATGGAAATTTATTAATGAAAATATAGGCACGACAATCACTCAAAATATCGAAATTACGAGATTTGAAACACCTGTTTACAATAATGAAAAGGCAGCTGAATGCACTCAAACTCTAGACATGAAAGAAGATAACGAATTTTTTAACACAGAGACAGATATACCTGTCGTTGAAGCTGATGATATAAGCGATGAGGAAAAACAGTCGCCTAAACAAATAACTCAGACTATTAACAACCCTAAAATTGTTAATCAGTATGCAGATAAAATCTACAACATAGAACATGTAGATCATTTAGACTAGAGGTTTCTGTATGGGAAATGAATTAGAAGAAATCATCACTAATCAGTTACCTGACACAGGCAAAATAAGTCAACATGCAAACAAACTCTACAACATAAATAATGTAGCGCATATGACTGTTGTAGCTTCACCAACAGTTCCCACACTAGATAAAGGAATAGCTACTCCTGCTTATGGTTTAATATGTGATTACTATAATCTTGTTGTAGGTAGTTCTGTTGTTGATAGTGTTTTTGTAAAAGTATATAGAAAAAGAGCCATAAAGGACTTTTACACAGAAGTTGAATTACGAGACAAGTATGCCTCTTTATCCGTTGATGCAATTAAAGAGATTCAGCGATTTCCCATTCTTGTAGTACCTGAAGCAACAGAGTATTATGGCAAGGCTTCAGACGATCAATATGGGTACGTTGGCATAATTGAAAAGATTAGAAAAGACTCATGCGATATTGTTCTAAAATGCAAATTTGAGGATAAAAAACCAATCCCACTAAAAAAGATTAGTGAAATTGCTTTTAACTTAGGCATCCAAAGCATGGACATAGCTATAACTGAACTCAATTACTCTCATTGGGCTATTAAACCTGTCAATCTCATTGAAGAATTAACAGAAGCAAAAATAGATTTTAAGGATTCTATTTTTTAGGAGGTACCTTTATGAAAAAAATACCAGCCAGTATTCAATCTCTACATATTGATGGTGCTACTTACAAACTCAATCCTGTAACGATTACCCCTACTTTTATTAATTTCTTCTATGGGAATAATGGATCTGGTAAATCCACCATTGCTGAAACTTTAAAAAACAGCAGTGGTATTACGTGGTCGAACAATATAGCATCACAAGATTGTAAGCTGTGTGTTTATAATGCTGACTATATTAAAGCTAATCTTGCAAACTACGATAATCTACCGGGTGTTTTCACCTTCAATGAAGAAAATATTCAAATTCAAAATCAAATTAATGATTTGACCAAGCAAAAAGAAAAACTAGTAGAAGAAAACTGCCAACTATCCGCCGATGAAAACAATAAGAAAAATGAACTTATAAAAATAGCGACATCTTTCGAAGAAAACTGTTGGTCTAAAACTCAAACAATTAGAAATGATTTTAAACAAACAATTACGGGAAAACTAAAAAAGATTACTTTCGCAGAAGAAGTACTCCAAGACTATGATGCAGTTAACCATGATTTGTCTAAACTAAAGAACCTATACAATACTGCATATTCTAAGAATGCTTTAGCGTTTCAAAAATTCTCTGTTATCAAAGATACTGCTGTATTAGATAATATTGCTAATTTGGATTTGATTGAGAAAAAGATTATAAGTAGCTCAGATACGCCTTTTGCTAATTTCATCAAGGCTATGAACAGCACCGCTTGGGTAAAACAAGGCATAGCCCACTACCACTCTGTTTATAATGGTAAATGCCCTTTTTGCCAACAACAACTACCTTCAAGTTTTGAAGATGATATAAAAGCATGCTTTGATGAACAGTTCGAGAAAGAAACACAAGCAATCACAAACCTACAAGCAGAGTATAAAGATTCAGCAAACACTCTCTTTGTTCCAATATCAAAGATACCGGAATCCAATATTCCTGACGCTGAAATAGCCGCATATAAAGATAAGCTAAGTGCGTTAAAAGGTGTCATTGCCAGCAATCTAGAGCTTATTGCCAAAAAACAGCAGGATTATGCCATAGCATACGAACTGGAAGCAACAAAACCTTTACTTGATGAACTAGCAGAGATGATTGAAAAGTTCAACCGATTAATAGACGAGCATAACGCTATCGTTTCAACCAAACCGGCTAAACAGCAAGAATGCAAAAAACAAGTATGGGAACTTATATCTTATATGCTAAAAGATGAAATAAAGGCTTATGAAGCAAGTCTTGAGACTATTACAGAAGATCTGGAACAGATTGACAGTCGATTGCAGACTAACACTTCAGTAATTAAGAATATAGGTAGCCAAATTTCAGTCCTACTTAAAAATACGGTAAACACCAGAGATACTGTTGAAAGCATAAACCAACTATTAAAAGATTCAGGATTCCAAGGATTCTATCTACGAGAAAAAGCTAGTACAGCTAACGTCTATGAGGTGATCCGCAATGACGGCTCTATAGCTTCAAACCTCAGTGAAGGTGAAAAAAACTTCATAGCGTTCCTCTACTTCTACCACCAAATTAAAGGTAGTGACACTCCAAGCGAGAAAAACACTGACAAGATTGTAATCATTGACGATCCAGTTTCCAGCATGGACAGCAGTACTCTATTTATAGTCAGTGCTTTAATCCGCGAAATGATATGTGTTTGCGAAAACAACGCACATACTACTGACGCATACTTAAAAGACAGGTATATAAAACAATTATTCATACTCACTCATAACACTTATTTCCATCAAGAAATAACCTACGACAGAGTGAAAGACTACCAGTTTGTCAACTTCTATCTAATATCCAAGAATGACAACAAATCATCAATCCGTCTTTGTGAGAAACAAAACCCTGAGATTCCATCGGAAATGATGAACTATAACCCAGTACAAAACTCCTATGCAGCACTATGGGAAGAGTATAAAACATTAGAAGCGCCAATTCCTCTTATGAATGTTATAAGAAGAATACTGGAATATTACTTCCTTCAGCTGTGTGGCTATGATGGAACAACGCTAAGAGATGTAATTCTCAAACAAAACAAAGAGAAGTTTATCTGCACAGACGAAAATGGCAATAACGACTATTCGGCATACCAGTTGGCATCTGCAATGCTGTCTTACATACAAACGAAATCATCGCTTGGCATAACTGACGGAATCAACTACGTAGACGACTGCGTCGATGTTTCACAGACAAAAGAAACATTTAAGAAAATTTTTACGCTTATGGACCAAAGTCAGCACTACGAAATGATGATGAATAAAAGCTAAATGAAAGGAATAAAAAAAAATGAAGATAATCTATAACCGACTATGGAAATTACTAATAGATAAAAACATGAACAGGGCTGATTTGCAAAATGCTGCAAAAATCAGCTCATCAACTATTGCAAAACTTGGCAAAGGTGAAAACGTCACCACTGAAGTTCTCATCAAAATTTGCGAAGCATTGGACTGTAAACTGGAAGACATCATGGAAAACGTAGAAGAATAAATACTGCCAAAATTTATTATTAATTGTTTATAACACTCAGTATTACTGCCCCATTCTAATAAATGGGGCAGTATAATAGTTAATTCATTAAATGAATAAAAAATCAAGCGTTCCTTCTCTTTGCGAGATATTCAAGCATTCTTCGTGCATTATCTAACATAGTGTCTGAGTTTTCTCCAAACAATTCATTTGCCCATATTCTATCTACTTGTCGTATTTGTGGGTCAATCAATTTTAAAAATCTTATTGAAGAATACTCTTTAAACAACGCATCTTTCGTTTCTTTTTTAATGTTGTCAAAAACTGGAATGAATGTTTTTTCTATATCGCAAATCTCCATTTTTCTCATTCCCTCTTGATCTTTAGATGATACTTCACATATTAATTGATAAAAAATTGTGCTCATCCAAGTGGATAGCATGATTGCTTCGCTCAATGAAGGCAACGTACAAACAACAAAATTTGTAGACACAAATACAGGATTTTTTGATAGATAAATTTTCCCCGTTGCTCTGATGCCCCTTGGAATCAATACAGAATTTGCGCCAAATTCTCCTTTGCTCTCTTTGGCTAATATCTTCTTCCATTCCTGCTTTGTTTTTCTCCCACGCTGCTGTTTGCCTTTTCTTTCAGGTAATTTGTTATATGTGTCAATAATTGCATCTATGACCTGGTCAGAGTTATTGGAAATATCCAGAAAATAGTTATCTCCTGTTCCAATATCTATTGTATCCAATTTAGCATTACGCATTCCGATTGAAAAGCTGATATTTTTATTTTCAAATTTGTTATATAATTCACTACGAGCGTCAAAAAATATAATATCGCTGCCGCCCTCGTTCCCCGCGTGCCCTCTTTTAATTATGTAATTAGAGATAGATAACTCTAGAAATTGACTTGAATTCTTAAAATTATCTTTTACAAAGGCGACTGCATCAGACATTTCACTATTAAGTGTTCTCCATCCATCCTCAATGTCAGCAATCATTCCCTGTACTGAAATCTTTCTCGCAACAATTCCTGGCATCATTGGAGAAAAGTTATATGTCATATCATCTGAGAGAGTTTGCACAAATCTGTGAATATCAATATTAGGAATAGTGTCATAACTTGAAATAACTTTTATGTACTCAGATGAAGTTTTCACTTTGCCAACAAGGACACAAGTATCTTTTGTTACACCATCAAAAATTTCGTCTCCTGGATATGTAAAAACCAGACGGAGTCCAAACTTATTTAATAATAATTTTCTTATAGTTTTTGCTTCTAAACCACGCGCCATTAAATGTGTCTTAGGAAATACGCAAGCTAATGTTGTTCCAGGCTTAAGAAGCTCAATCAGCAATTCTAAAAAGACACCTTCTAATGGCAT